AATAGAGGTTGTAATTAACAATCACTTATTCGGTACTCAGAATGCAGGAATATAGGGGTATAGCATGGCATTAAATAGATCATTATTTACAAAACAGCTAAACCTCGGTCTAAACACTATTTTCGGTATGGAATACGATATGTACCCAGAACAGTGGAGACAAGTATTTAGCACAGAGTCATCCAAAAAAGCATTTGAAGAAGATGTTCAAATGTATGGATTCGGAGCAGCTCCGGTTAAAGCTGAAGGCGCAGCTATCTCTTATGATAGTGGTGCTGAAGGTATCGTTGCAAGATACGTTCATGAAACTATCGCACTTGCTTTTGCAATTACTGAAGAAGCAGAAGAAGATGGTCTTTATGGATCACTTGGAGCAAAATATGCGAAAGCACTTGCTCGTTCAATGCAACATACTAAAGAAATCAAAGGTATGAACGTTCTTAATAACGGTTTCTCTACTTCTGCAAGTCCAGTACTTGGTGGAGATGGTAAAACGTTAATGGCAACTGATCACCCTTTAGGTGGCGGTGGTACAGGTTCAAACCAACTAGCAACTAATGCAGACTTAACAGAAACTTCTCTTGAAGCAATGTTAATTCTAATTTCTGAGATGAAAGACGATAGAAGTATTCCGATTGCAGCTCAGGGCATGAAACTAGTGGTTCCACCTGAACTAATGTTCATAGCTGAAAGAATTGTTGCAAGTAACCTAAGACCAGGTACTGCTGACAATGACGTCAACGCAATGAAAAATATGGGAATGATCCCTCAAGGTGTTGCAGTTAACCAAAGATTAACTGACCCTGATGCGTACTTCATGATTACTGATGTACCTGATGGATTAAAACACTTTGTAAGACGTGCTATGAAAAAAGCTGTCGAGGGTGATTTTGAATCAGGTAACTTGCGTTACAAAGTTTCTGAAAGATACTCATTCGGTTTCACTGACTGGAGAGGTTGTTTCGGAACTCCGGGCGCATAGATTAATAATTTATAAAGGGGCGAAATGGTTTCGCCCTTTTATCCCCAAAGACTTAAACGACTACTAATAAGGAGGTAGACAATGGGAACAACTACTTTTTCAGGTCCTATAAAGGCCGGAACAATTAAAGAAACTACTGGTACTACACTAGGCAGTGATGTAAAAAACACTGGTCAAGTTGTAATGGCACAAACATTTTCAACAGGAACTGCACTTTCAAGTGGAGCTTCAGCAGCCAATGCAACTACTGTTGTAATACCAGCTAATTCACAAATTATTGACATAGTACTTGATAAGCCTACAGCAATGGGCAATGCTACATGTGTATTTAGTATTGGCGATACTGTTGGTGGAAATGCTACTTTTATTAATGCATATTCAGTTACAGTTGCTTCTGGTGTTGGAAGATGTTATCCAACTACTGAAGCTGGCGGTGCTTTAGCATGGGCTGATACAGGAACTGCGGATAAAAAATTAACTTGGACTAGCACTGGTGCTACAGATGCTGGTGAAATAAGAGCTACTATTTTGTATCAACAAAATAATAACTTAGCATAGAATAAAGGAAGTGGCTCTTCGGAGCCACTTTAATATTATGGCAGAACAACCAAGATTTTCAAAAATTTCAACTTTAATTAATGCTATTTTTGGCAATACTACTCCAGATCAATCTGTACCTGGAAATGAAATGTCAGAACTTGATATGATAGCAGAAACTAATAATAATAAAAAAATTCGTAAAGATACTTTTAAAAAATTATTAGCAGCTTCTCAAAAAGCTATGGAAAAAGAATCAAATGAAATGATTACAGGAGCTAAAGTTCAATTAGGAGGAAATCCTTATGATTTAAGTGCAGTTAAAATAAAGCCTATGGAAAGTAGAAACAGTCCTTTATTTGCCGGCTTAAATGATATACAATCAGGTAATATGAAAAATTTGGGAGAGAATCAAGGAAGTTTAATGAAAACTTTATATGGTGAAAATCTTCCAAGAACAGTGAATAGGAGATAAGTATGATTTCAGACGTTAAACAAGCAACTTTAGTTGCAGATGGACGTTTTCAAAATAACCATGCGGGAGCAGGAACATATATTGGTAGATCACGTTTAAAAGGTGTAACTGGAAGATGTGATTCTGCAGCAACTGCTCAAATAAAATTATATGATGGTACTGATGCAACTGGTGTTTTAAAATATCATTTATATTGGGGAGCAGCAGCGGGAGATATGTATCAAGAATATATTTCTGACGATGGTATATTATTTGAAAATGGCATTTACGCAGATTTAACTAACTGTAATGCAGCATCAATTATTTGGGGCTAAATGGCTATTTCAGGAACAACTGCATTTAGCTTAACAGTTAATGACTGTATTGTTGAAGCTTTAGATAGACTTGGTGGAGCACCATATTTAGGGTATGATGTAAAGTCGGCTAGAAGAAGTTTAAATTTAATGTTTACAGATTGGGCTAACAGAGGTCTTAATCAATGGACATTAGATAAACAAACTGTAACTATGGTTCAAGGTGATGTTACATACTCACTAGGGTCGAGTACTATCGGACTAGTTGACGTCTATATCACACGAGATTCCACAGATTATGGAATGAATGAAATTTCTCTTACAGATTATAACGTTTATCCTAATAAAGCAGAACAAGGTAGACCTAGTCAATATTATTTACAAAAAGATATTGATCCAGTTTTATATGTTTATCCAGCACCTGAAAATAATACTGATGTTATTACTTATTGGAGATTAAAAAAAATAGATGATGTTACAGCTTCTACAGTAAATGGAACTGAACAAACATTTGAAGTACCGTCAAGATTTTATGAAGCTATGACGGCAGGATTAGCTTATTATATGAGTTTAAAACGTCCCGGAGTTGATCCCAATAGATCAATATTTTTAAAACAAATGTATGATGAATGTTTTATTAGAGCTAGAGATGCTGATTTAAATTCATCAGTAAATATAGTTCCGAATTATGGCGTCAATTTCTACTAAAAAAGGAGGTAAAGCTCCAACACAAAAATATGCTAATGGCAGATGGGCACTTGCTATATCTGACAGAAGTGGTTTACAGTTTCCCTATAATCAAATGGTTAGGGAATGGACAGGGGCGTTAGTTCATACGTCAGAGTGGGAAGAAAAACAACCTCAACTTGATCCAATTGTATATACTGATGCGACAGCTTTAAAAAATCCTCGACCACCAGTAAATATGTTTACAGGGAATATTCCTGATCCCACAGGAGTACCTAATCAAATAACAAATGTTTTCCCGGGTACATTTGGTGCTACAGGGATTTCATTTCCAATGTCTACAGGAGAATCAATAAATGCAAACATCGGACAAGTCACAGTCGCAATTAGCTGACGAAGTTTATGAATATAATAAAGCAGTAGTAATGATAGGAACGCCATGTTATGGCGGTCTATTACATGAAGCTTATATGCATTCTTTTCTACGAACTCAAAAAGAAGCTGAAAAAAAGGGATATAAACTTCATTTAAACTCAATGGGAAATGAAAGCTTAATAACTAGAGCTAGAAATACCATAGTTTCTCAATTTTTAAATCAAGAAAATCTTACTCATCTTTTATTTATCGATGCTGATATTGCATGGCAAGCTGAAACTGTTACTAGAATGCTATCTGTAGATGAAGAAGTAGTAGCAGCTATATATCCACGAAAAGGTTTAGAGTGGCATAATGCAGAAAAGTATGTAAAAAAATCCCCAAATGATTTAAGTAACTTAGAACAAAAACTATTAGGTTATAATCTAAATTTTAAAGATCCACATCATATACCGATGTATCAAGGAGGATTTGTAGAAGTATTAGACGCAGCTACTGGTTTTATGATGATAAAAAGAGAAGCGATATTAAAAATGATAGAAGCATATCCTAATTTAAAGTATACATCAGATCAGATGTTAAATGGTAAATTATACGATAGTGATAATTGTTATGCTTTTTTTGATACTATGATTGATCCAGTAAGTAATAGATATTTAAGTGAAGATTATGCTTTTTGTCGTTTATGGCAAAAAATAGGGGGAAAAATATACGCAGATGTAGCGAGTTCATTAACACATTATGGAACATATTCTTTTAAAGGAAATGTCTCGCATAAATTTGCAGAACAAGATAAGATAGAGGACAATGGCAACTAATTATACTCAATTAAAAAGTGATATACAAACTTGGGCTCAAAATACAGGGACTGATTTTACATCACAACTCGATACATTTATAAATAATGCTCAACAAGAATTAGTTAGGTTAATTGATCCACAAGCTTTAACTTTTCATGCATTTAGTACATTTACTACTGGAGCACAGTTTATGACTACTCCAGCAAATACTCTTATTGTTAAAAGTTTACAATACGATAATGCTGGTGAAAGAATTATGATGCAAATTCAAACTGATGAATTTATAAGAGAGTATTGGCCAAAACCAAGTTTAACTGGTCTTCCAGAATATTTTGCTAATTATAATGATGGAAATGTTTTAATTGCTCCAACGCCAAATTCTAATTACACTGTTTATATGGAATATATACAAAATCCAAAATCATTAAGTAATGCAAATCCTACTAATTACTTTACTAATGAATGTTCGGATTTATTATTATATGCATGTTTAGGAGAAGCAGCAATTTTTACTAAGAGTTTAGAAGATTATAGTATATATAAATCTAAAATTACGGAGTCAGTCGCTACTCTCAATAATGAGGCTAGGAGACGAAGAAGAACTGATTATAAATTCCCTGCTAGTCCAGCTGGTACGGATACATTAACAGGAAGCCAATAAAGGAGGGCTAAATACTATGGCAATAGACCAAGCAATATGCACAGTATTTAAAGCTGATTTAATGAATACTGCATCTAATTTAGAAGCAGCTACTCTTAAAATGGCGTTATATACA